CCTAGTCCTGTATGGGATTCGGCCACGGAATATCTAGGCGTGGTCGGCGGAGCTCAGCCTCCTACCGTGGCCAGCACCAACTATCCTATTGTCAAGTGCCGTGTGTTTGTGACAGGATTTGCTGAAGCCGATGGACAGATCATACGTCAAAAAGGCGCACACAAATTCTTGGTAGCAGACGTTACCAACAGAACAGCTTTGATTGCAGGCAAAGCATATCGCATCACCATTGTAGGCAACACAGACTGGGCCAGTTATGGTGCTCCCAATGCACAGATTGGCACAATTTTCACAGCCACAGCGGCCCTGGGCTCTACAGGCACAGGTCGTGTCAATGCTGTTGGCATCTGCGTGCTCACAAGCGATCTTTCGCCCACAGCAGGCAACATGAGCATCAGCTACTTCAGCAATGACTCCACAGAAACAGCAATCAGCAAACTGACCAACAAGTTCTTGCAGAACTTTGCTGGTGGAGCAACAGGTGGCAATGCTGACACTGGCGAGGTTTGGAACTATGCTCAAGTGGTCAATGACGTTGAGTTTGCTGCTAACTTCTTTAGCGACGAAGGCACAACAGCCAAATCGGGTGCCGAAGTTGACACCTGGGCAGGCACCAGCCAGCTCAGCTCTGGCAATCTAGACTTGGCTATTGTAGAAAATTATAAAACTTAATTTTTTATAACCAATTAAAAATCCTCACAATAAGTACTGTGGGGATTTTTTTATGACTCGAGCATTTGTGTTGGGCAACGGAGTAAGCAGGCGCGATATAGATCTTGAACGCCTGCGATCCTATGGACGCATTTACGGTTGCAACGCCTTGTACAGAGAATTTACTCCGGATGTGCTGGTGGCCACAGATCGCCCTATCGCCGCTCACATACAGGAATCGGGCTATGGCAAACAACACAGATTTCACACACGCAGACCCTTGGACGGATTTGGTGCGCAAGGCGTGCCCAAACCCTATTTTGGTTTTAGTTCGGGGCCCATAGCTGCGGGTCTGGCCGCCATCGACGGGCACAACTTGGTATATCTATTGGGGTTTGACATGGGCCCCAGCGCCAACAATACCATCAACAATCTCTACGCAGGTACAGAATTTTACAAACCCAGTGGATCCAGCCCAACATTTGCCGGAAACTGGGTCAAACAACTTGTACGCATCATGACTGACCACAAAATCACAAAATTTATACGCATAAACGGACCAACCACAGCAACCATTCCGGAATTTGAGGCACTGTGTAATTTTGCCAGTCTTGATTTGGACACCTTTGTAGACCGCATAAATAATCAAAAGGATCTGTAAATGGCAACTTACAAGAATATCAACAGTGATTGGTACATTACCGTCGACAGCGGAGTAGGCACGATCTACATCGACGGCAACTTGGACATCACTGGTAATGTTAGTTATGTCAGCGAAATCGCAGTAAATGACGCATTTATTGTAGTAGCCGCCAACAACACTGGCACAGTCAATGACATGGGCCTGGTGGCCACCAAGGTTGCCAACAGTGCTTATGCCGGACTAAGATTTGATGTGGCCGCCAACAGCTGGCAGATCAGCAGCAGTGTTTATGCCAACGGAGCACCCATTGCAGCCTACGCCAACATAGCCGGCGGCGGCGCCGGTACAGTGGCCGGAACCAATACTCAAATTCAATTCAACGCCACTGGCGCATTTGGTGCCAGTGCCAATTTGACCTTTGACTACAGTGCTCAAAAATTGACCTTGCTAGGGCATCAGGTATTTGGTAACACCGCTGCACCTGCCAACGTGGCCAATGCTGTGGCAGTGTACAGCAACGCTGTCAGTGCCGGGGGTACTGGATTATACTTTACCAGCACATCGGCCAATGACGAACTGGTCAGCAAAAGCAAGGCCATTGTATTTGCAATCATATTTTAAGGAACAAGAATGTCAATAACAACTCAAATAATTGCCAACACAGTCGTAGGTAACGTGGTTTACACCAGCGGCGGCAATACCGCTATCACCTGGATGAGTCTCAACAACTGGGGACCTGCCAATGTGACTGCCAATGTGTTTGTGGTACCCAGCGGAAACTCATTTGACTCCAGCAATCAGATACTGTACGCCCTGCCTTTGGCCAGTGGTGATACCTACCAACTCTATGATGCCGGCGAAAAATTATTGCTGTCAAATGGAGATTTTGTACACGTTGATGCCACGGCCAATACCGTGACCGTGGTAACTTCTTACACCACCATTTAATGGGCATGGGTTATTTTGTAAAAAATCGTCGCTTGCAAAGCGGCAGTTCTGGGGTAGTGCTTCCCTCTGGAGACAGCAGCCAGCGCCCCGAAAATCCAGCCTTTGGACTCATACGTTACAACACCGATTCGTCAGGATTCATAGAATTTTTCAATGGCACACAATATGTGGCCTTGAGCTCGGGCGATGTTGAATATACCGTGGACAACTTCACCGGCGACGGCGTGCAAACTGTGTTTGTCATGAGCGTGGCCGAAAGCAACGAACAACAAATCATTGTTTTTGTGGGATCAATTTACCAAGATCCTGCTTCGGCCTACACCGTGGACGGTGGGTTTAACATCACATTCACTTCAGCACCGCCCAACACAGTACCCATCAACGTAATACACACCACTGCCTAATCAACTAAATATCCTATACAGGGACCATCTATGGCAGTCAACTACGTAAAAGGGCAAATTTTATCCGGCATTCTTGAACGAGACGGCATAGACATATCCATTGCCAATGCCAATGTGGGTATTAACACCATTGCTCCGGCTGCTGCTCTTGACGTAGCAGGCAATATCTTAGTTGGCACAGTTACTATTAGCAACATAGGCACTATCAGTGCCAGCGGCAATATCACCAGTGGTAATCTGTTGACCGGAAACATAATTATACCGTCTTTGGGCAACATCAATGCCGGCAATGTCAACATAGCAAATCTGGCCGAACCCGCAGTTGCCAGTGATGCTGCCACAAAATTTTATGTGGATAACACTGTTGCAAATGTTGGTACCATTGGAAATTTACAAATAGCTAATACCACCATAACCACGGATGGTACCATTGGCAACATAGTTTTACAGCCCACCGGAGCTGGCCTAGTAGTCATTGATGCTGCCACAGGTTTAGTCATACCGGTGGGCAACACCACACAAAGACCCAGCCCAGCGGTCACGGGTACCATGCGATTCAACACCGAAACACTGCGAGTGGAAGTGTATGACGGCACAGAGTGGGACACAATCGTGGGCGGAGTAACCAATCAAACGCTCGACGGTGATGGATCAACAGTAACATTTGTGCTGAATCGATCAACAACCACAGCAGCAGTGCTGGTCATACTCAACGGTATCACACAAGTTCCGGATCAGGCCTATGCCATGGTGCCAACTCCTAGTGCCAACTTGGTTTTTACTGAAGCTCCGGCCCAGGGCGATGTCATAGACATTAGATTCCTGTAAAAAAGCCCAGCAAATACCTGGATTTTTGTTGCTTCAATAAATACAATATCCTTCCAACAGACCACTGCTGTCTGACCACAATCTAAAACCTCAAAAAAAAACAACCGCAGGTTATCAAAATATCCGGACTCTGGTAAATAAGTCATAGTCCGTGATTTGGCACGGCCTATAATAGAGAAACAGGCTAACCGGACCGGTTAGCCTGTAACAGGCTAACAGGAGACTAATATGGCCGTCACAAGAATACGCAATAATCAGATAACTGATAGTTCAGCAGGCAACACTATCGTAGGTATCAATGCTGGTACCAAACTGCAGAACTATTCGATCACGGCAACCAAGATTGCCAACAACTTGACCTATGGTTCAGACCTGACCGTTACTGGTAACCTTACAGTACAAGGCGCAACCACGGCCATTGACACCACAACCACCACCATTGAAGATCCGTTGTTGCTGTTGGCCAGCCAGCAGACTGGAGCTCCAACAGTAGACATTGGTTTCATTGGTGAACGCGGCTCCAGCGACAACATTGCATTTGTGTGGGACGAAAGCGCCGGAGAATTCGTCACAGCATTTACCAGCACCACAGATTCAAACACCACAATCACTGTCAGCAGCTATACTCCGTTGCACACAGGAAATCTGTTGGTAGGCGGTACTACCAGCCTGGCCGGCAACGTGATTGGCACAGCCAACTTTACTGGCAATGTCAACGCAGGAAATTTAAACACCAACGGCACACTCAACGCGGCCAGTTTGACCGGCACCAACATCAGCGTTTCTGGCACTGTCACAGCGGCCAGCGTGGTTGGTGGAGTAATGACTGGTTCAAGCATATCCGTAACCGGCACAGCCACAGCTGCCAGCACAGTGGGCGGTGTGATCACTGGTTCCAGTGTGAGTGTAACAGGTAACGTGACCGGCGGCAATTTGGTTTCTGCCACAGTTACTAATCCCACAGCAATGAGCGTCAGCACAAATGCAGGCAATATAAATCTAAGTCCAGCTGGCAACATCGTGGTCAACAATACCTACATCAACGGCCTGCAACTAACTCCGCAACAAGATGCTGATGCGGCTACCAAATACTATGTTGACCTCCAGGCTTCCACTGCCTTGACCTATCACGAAGCAGTGGTTGCGGCCACCACGGCCAATCTGGCCACCACAACTGGTGGTACAATAAGTTACGCACAACCCAACGGCGTGAGCAATGGTGTGGGTGCTACCTTGACCACCACAGGCAGTTTCAATCTCATTGACACAGCCAACGTACAGACT